CCTTTAAGTTTGATTTTCACGGAAAGTGCTTGTGTGCGGCTTTCTTCGTGTGTTGCAGCGGCTCGGTATGAGTGCCAGCCCGATAAGTATCTACTACCTGGCCAGCACTGTCAACCTGTTAAATTAATATAGCCGATGCTTGGCGAATGTTGCAAACCCGTCGAGCAAGCTCTTCAGTTCGTCAAGCTCAGCACCCTGGCTGGGAGTAGTGTCCTCGATTACTGGATCCACTACCACGGGATCCACTGCTGGGGCCGCAGTTACCGCAGCGTCCTCTGCCTGCTTCTGGATGCTTGCACGCAAATGCTTAACGGCCGTTAGAACAGCGGCTTCATTTGCTGCAAAAGTTACCAGGGAGAACTCCATGAGCTTGGCCTCATAGATGTGCCGGATGCCAGCCTCATCAATCTCAGATTTACCGTTTGGGATAGAGAACCCAATCGAAAAGCGATCAACAACCCCGTCCATCGCAAGCTGAAGCGCCTCATCACCCTGCCGAGTCTTTGAGATCCGGGCTTTTACGTAAAGGCCTTTCTCATCTTCTCGCATCTCAAGCGGGATCCCGATCGGAGCGGAATGCTGCCAAAGGAGCTTTATCTTACCCGCTGGGAAACGCTCGTTAATAGACTTCTGGAAAGCGCCAGCATGGATCATATCCTCTACCTGGTCCATGTCAAAGGTAGAGGCGTAACCCTCCACAGTGCGCTCCATCAGGTCAACCGTTTGGGCTTTCATCTGAAAGTCTTTAAAAATAGTTGTCATAGCTAATCTCCACTTAGTTTAGAACATCGACGGTAGCACACCGGCAATTGATAACGTTGGCCCCGGATCCAGATGGATCTCCAGGGAATCTTAAAGACTCGCCGGTTTCAACGAACATCTCGTTAAGGCCTACGGTCTCGCCATCGGCTTCAGCGTGTGAAAATTCACCATCACCAAAGTCCCTGGTACGGCCATCACTGGCAGAGACCCATTCCTTACTCATGCTAAGACTTGACGCTTCAGAAGCTGCCTGACGCGCAGAATTATACGCGGCATGGGACTCGGTTCTTGCTATCATCATTGCACGATACTTGGAGTCAAGTATACCACGGCTGACCATAGTACTTGCAATAACATCAACAGATTCACCGGCCTCTTTGCCCTTTCGAATGATGGTCCTGAGTGCTGCCATTGTAGTTAGGCCCAGCCCGACAGACCTGACAAGTGCCTCGGTCATTATGAAGCCTCTAAAAATCTCCTCAAAGTCGCTGCGGTCGCTTTTCGTTATGATTGTTGCGCCCTGGTATGCCTTCAATGCCCCCAGGGTACGGTCGCCGGCCAACTTCCCGGCCCTCTGCCAGGTATTTTCGACCAGCTGCTTCATCTCGGCATTGTGCTGCTGTAACACCCCCTCGATAACAGCGTCTGAACCAAATCGGGCGTAATCCCGAGCGGCATCCTTGAAGGCTCTACCAATCTCAGACTCAAAGCCGCCGGATACTGAATTGGCGACCCTGCTCTGGGCTCTGTTCTGGATTGCCCGCTCTGCCTGCGGCTTGTTTCCATGCAGGTACTTTGTCATTAGTAGCCCACCCTGGCTGCAAGGGCTTTAAAGTCTTTCTCAACTTCTGAGCTCTGGAATATAGCGGATAGCTCAGACTCTTCCATGTCTGGCATAGCAACCCGGCCCAGGCTTAACGCTGCAGCAACGGAAAGCTCACCACCAGCAACAAGCTGAGCAAGCTGGATGATACGGTCAAAGCCATCACCGCCGGCGCTGCCTGAAGGCAAAAGCCCAGCAGGGGTATAGCCAACCTCAGCGCCTGGGATCGATTCAATATCCAGGTTCATCTCCAGCAATCTGTTGATCTCTGTGAGCGGGATGCCCAGCCCAAACAGGCCAGATGCAACGGTAACCTTCTCCTGCAGAGAATCCTGCAAAGCAGAGACGCCCGTGAAGTCAAAGCGAATCCGGAAGTTAACCCCGCCAGTGAAGAACCCGGTCAGCTGCTCTGAGATGTCTGTCATCAGCGGTACCAAGGTATCGCGCCAAAAGATCTTCCGAGCTGTTTCGATATTTGCCAGCGTTGCATTCTCATAGATCCCGATCAACGGCTCCGGAACGTCTAGCACTGAACAGATTTCTGAGCGCGTCATCTTTCGGCCTTCCATAAAGTCAAGGTCTGCCATTGATTGGCTCATTTGTGAGAAGCTGGCATTAGCCAACACCCAGGGCTCCCTGGCTGAGCTGAGTCCAGTGTATTGTTCACGAACTTGGCGCCTTGCCTCTTCCCATTCTTCCGGTTCAACATCACCCTCAAGCGTAAAGACCCCATCAGGGATGCCTCGGTTTTGCATGGTAACCTTCTGCCAGTCAGAGGCATCGTTATCAATGTCGATGGCTTTACCACCAGCAAGTACTGCACTCATACCGCGATAAGCGCCGTCTGGATGCGTGTGCCTCAGGCAAAGGATGTCTTTGACTTCCAGGTTCTGCGCAGCCATCCCGGTCGGTGTATAAGTCCACCCGATAATTTCAGAGTTGCGGATCTTTGGCACCACTGTACCAATCTCAAGCGGGAACAACTCAAGGGGCACTAAGCCCCCACGACCTCCACGAATTACGCGGGCGTAGAAGGTGCCGGCAATGTCTAGCTGAGCTGATATGATCTGAATAAGCTGCCCGCCGGTCATACCTGGGCATGGGTTTTTCAGAAGTTTCAGCAATGCATTAGTCGGGTCAGGTTCCCAGCCTTCCGGCGTAGACTTCTGAACAATGAGCGGGACGGATCCAGCGGCTTGCTGCTTCTTTCGAACGCAGGCAAATACCCAGCTGTTACCCGCATAACCTTCCTCCAAGGCCTTGCGGTCCTGATAGTTGGTCCAGTCAGAGCTGGTACTTAACCCCAACACGCTGGAGTTGCTCATCATCTTCTGCACCTTGATTGGAGCGGCTTTGACTTCTGCTTTTTTGAATAGATTACCGAACATGGTCTAGTACCTCTGTTACGTCTGCCCAGATAAAGCTGACTATAAGCTCAGCGTCAAGGTTTGAGATGTTTGTGTATTCAAATTGTGGGCTTGAGGATGCATCAAATATGCCCCCAATCCCTTTACCTGTAAGCGAGGCCGTTTGGATTAAGTTATTTGACTGAGCTTTTGCAAATTCAGTAATATCATCGATCTCGACCCCGCCACTTAATGAGGTTACCTGCTTGAAGCTAGCAGGTCCAGTTAGGCTTAGAGGGTCAATTAGGCGACGGTCTGAATTTATAACCTCAATATTTTCTATTAGGGTGCCTTCGATTGCGTTAACAAATAGCCGGCTCCTAAAATTCCCGCCAATGATAGTAGCAGAGGCAGATATCCCCCGGATCGTAACCCCTGGATCTATTTGCATGCATAGGAAAACAGACTCCCCAGCTAGAATGCTATAGCGCTTATGGCTCTGGTACACGTTCCCCAGAATTGACTGGATGGTGTCGTTAACCGCGCCCTGGGCGCGCATAAGGTCCCCGGCGTTCGTAACCTCACCGCTCTCAGTAATTACCCGCCCGGATTTAGGTGGTGATTGCTTTAATCTGTCGATGATGCTACGAACGCCCATGAGCTTATCCTTTTATTTAAGTTGCCAGTATTTTGTGCCCTTGCCGCGGTACTTTTCCAGGTCCGTGCCTTTGGGCACAAAGTCCTTTACTACTTTGGCATAGCTAATACTACCAGCCCGCGTGACGTTTGTCAGCTTTCTTCCACCGATATCTGCGTTGCGTCCATTTGAAAAGCCTTTAAGCTCATCCAGGATGGCTGCCTTCCGTGCTTTAATATCCGCCTCGGTGCGTGCTAGTGCATCATACTCATCAACCAGGAACCCTGCAAGCTCATCAAGAACAACGGTCACCAGGGGCTCCAGGTGGTCCTTGCTGCGCTTCTTATCATTGCAGATCGCTAGCAACTCTTCATGCTGGAAAGTCAGCACCGGCAAATGCTCAGCGATCCAGCGCTCATCATAATGCACGCGCTCTAGGTTTGTACCAAACGGCGTCCACTGGTAGAAGTCGCACCATTTGCGCCCACCAACATACATCTGGAACTGCGTCTGGGCATAGTAGTGATCCAGCTCACCGGCCAGAATGCTCTTGAACTTAGGCTGCTCTTCTTTACGCAATCCGAAAGGGCACTTCACTTCTACCAGGCCATCCTCATCGATCAATCCGTCAGGGCTCATGCCGGCCCAGTGATCCAGCTGCAAGAATCCGAAAGGCACAACGCTGTTGTCAGTCTCGAACTGGTATGAGAGCAGGGCCTCGGCTTCATGATTGACGCCCCAGTCAGTGGCGATGTTGCCGGTAAACTCTGACTCAGCAGAGTGGAACTCTCGGACAAAGGTGCGGACGGCATCCGCTTTGCTCATATAGGGCGCCAGGCCAAGCAATGCCCCCACGATTGATGCAGTTATCCGGCCGCGGCGTGCTTCAAACCATTCAGGTGTACGCTGTTCCATTATAAAATCCTCATTCGTTTTGTGTGGTGTGGTGCGCGACAATCATATCAGCGCCCTATTATAGTAATGATTTAAGCGCGCCCGATCAAGGCCTTTTTCCTCTTTTCGTGAATAAAGTTAAATGCGCCTGAGCTACCATCAACCTGGTCATCTTTACCGCGCTCAGATCCGTCAAACGATTCAAGCTCCCTGCCATAAGCATCATTCCAAGGGGCCCTCACGATTGTCACGTTGCCGGCTTGCACCTGAGCAGAGTATGGCAGTGCCCGGATCACTTTCTTCTTATCTGCCCGGACTGCTTTGCATCGATAACCTGATAGCGCTGAGATCAAGCTCTGGGCTTCTGACTTGCCGGCCTGACCTGGATCCTGCTCGATGCCGATCTCTACGCCCGTGCCGTCCCGTGCTGCAGCGGCCTTAATGTTTCTGACCACGCCAGCAGGTCCTTGTCGGAATCGCTCCACGTCTAGCACGTATGGCCGGCCTAGTTCACAGATACCCATGAGTACCCCAACGGTCCAATCCGGGTCAGGGTTGCTGGCATTGGGCTCAGTTGCAGCCCGGTCCCAGTACCGAACCTTGCGCTTGATCTTAGGAACGTCCTGGATATCGCAGTAAAGGAATTGATCCCGCTTGAAGTAGGTGCCGGCCGCTGGCTTTATTTTCCAGTTTCCACCTTTCAGCTGAGCACGCTCAACCATCGGCAGGGCGTCGAGGTTGGACTCATACTCTGGGTCTTTGTCCATCAAGATTTGATTGTCTGAGAGCGTTGCAGGGATGAACGTCACTGACTTTGGCCGGGTCTTTGGTCCGTACTGTTCAACGAGCTTCTCCCTGGTATCACCCCAGATAATGTCATCGCCCTTCCGGATAAACCAACGGATCACACCGGCACGGCTTGCATCAGGATAACCGTCCTCCTGGATCCACCAATCGATGAACCTGGCAACCCACGAATCCGGGTCAGGGTTGCAGGTTGCTCGGATGTAGCCCTTCACGCCCGAAGTAGATCGGACCCGGGATAGCATATAGAAAAATTGCCGCTCGCTGAAGTGAGTCACCTCATCAAACATAATCAGCGGGATCTGCGCCCCTTGGTATTGATAAATGTCTTTTTCTGCCTGCAGATAGTTGAAGGTCACCTTCATGCCAGACGGGAACCTCCAGGAAAGCGTATCGGATGAGTTGGACTTACCTCCCAGCAGCGGGTAGAGCTCACCTGATTCATCCCATAGGCCACCTGGCTGCTTCACCTGGGTATAGGTGCGGCGAAAGATAGCGCAACGAAAGGCCTTGTTGTTAATGTGCCGGATTGCTTCCATGAGAAGCGCGAAGGTTTTACCGCCTCCAGCTGCCCCGCCATAGATAACAATGTCAGCCTGGGAGCTCATGAAGGCTTCTTGTGGGCCTGGCTGTGGTTTAATGATCGGCATAAAAAAATCCCCTGAGGTTAGTCAGAGGATTGTAGCAGGTTATTGGATTAAGTGCGACGTCGACGGCGCTGAGTACCTTCACCCGCTACCGCTGTACCCCCATCCGGCTCAGGGAACCCCGCTTGTTCGGTCGCGGGCTGCTCAGTGGTATCAGCAACCTGCTCAGTTGGCTCAGGTTGCTCAATAACTGCCTCCTGCTCTGATTCTGCCTGCTCTTCCTTCGGCTCTTCTGAGAGCTGTTTAATGGCGTCCAGCTTAGTGGCCTCTTTCTCAATCTCGGCCTGCTCTGCCTTGGCTGCGGCTGCAGCGGCTTCAACTTTCAGAAGCTTAGCGTTTAAAGACGCCAGCGCCTTACTATGCTGAACACCAACTTTGATCTGCTCGACGCATGGGGCTTGAATGTATGCCAGAAAGCTGTTGAGGATTGAGTTGGTCTTGCCAATCAAAGTATTGATCTCAGCAACGCTACCGATATCGATGTAAGTGGGCCCCAGCATGTCAGGGTTGGGGATGTCTTCGCCGGCATAGATGCTCAGGCCAAGTCCGTGCAGTGCCATCGCCTTAACCATGCAGCGTTGAATCGACGTGTTGATATGGAAGGCGTTGGGCATGCTGATCGGCTTGTTCTTGTTGTCCAGAACTGGGTGGATCTGTGAGAGCGTGATGCCGGCAACAGTAACAGCAACCTCAACAAAAAAGCCGCACTCTGTTTTAAGGTATGGCATGCCGTCGAAGCGGATGACCTCCCAGGTAGTGTCCGGAGCGTTTGCGCGGATCTGAGCAACAGCGAAAG